TTTTGGTAGAGATCTCGAAGCCGAGTAGAAACCTGCATCTTTTATGGATTAAGTTGAAGAACATGCTTCAATTATTTTTATTGCAGGTATTCTGTCAGCATTTGCTTATGGAAATGTATTACCCATAATTCTTTTATTCGTGATGGGCACAATGCTGTATTTTAAGCCGGTTATCGAAGAGTGTGATAATAACGGATATCTACGGTCTTTTTATGTAACCAAATATGTGGGTAGATTATCCAATGAGATTTCATCTAAGTCCAATAAAACCGCATCAATTTTATAAAAAGTTACTGAAAAATTTAAAAATCTAGGAATAAAAATTAATTAAATAAAAGCTTAAAAATCAGTAACTAAGTCATATAAATAAAAGAAATCTCATCAAAGAAAGTAATCATCTTTCTGTAAAATAAGATAAATCTTAAAGTTCGGAACCAATGCCTCCACTATCTTAAAATCTTTAGAACAGCCTTTCGTACCTTATTACCCTAGGAAATACCAATAATACGAAAGAGTTACCAAATCAAAAATAAATAAGGAAAGATAAATGATTTTAGCTGCAAAAAGATTAAAATTGGTATCCAATAAGTCAGTTTTTCATCAATTATTCTAATATACTGACCCTATTAATTAAGATTTATTAGATCCTACTTTAGAAACGTTCGAATAATAATGGAATCGAAAAACACCAAATTAAAATTTATACAGATTCCATGTTCCAGCAGCTCGATTTTATAAAGATTGTTTTACTCCTGGGTTATCCCCAGTTACAATAAACTATTGCGCGCAGAAAATAGACCATAACTTATATTAAAATTTATTAAAATAATGTACCTGTAATAAATAAGTAGTTCATGATTATTAAAGATCAGGTATATAATTTGAGGATCAAAAAGGATTATATAGAAGCGTCGCACATGAAGGCTGCATAATAAACTAATATTACACCATTCTCGGAAGACATGGAGGGGGCCGATTACACCCAGAACCTGAAATGTTTTAAGATTATGATCTGTTCCTAAACAACGAATTTTTACCTAAAATCATCTCTGGAATTTAAACATATATTAAATAAGATTTTACTTCTAATCTTGACGATTACTTATCATCATTCGATGAAAATAAAAGAAATAGATATAGATAAGGTTTAGAACAAGCATTAATTACTAGAAAAATTCCATCTATATTAGAAGTAATGGTAAAATCCGGAGAAATCACCAACGTATCATCCCCTAACGATATCGACTAAAGACCCCGTAACTTATTTAACCCATCAACTGAATTAAAAGTTATCGGTGGATTCTTTAATTATCTTATAATCAAAGCCACCAAATCAGTGTTACCTGGATTTGTACATGGACTGAATACTGGAGACCTATAATGTAAACTATAAGAGGCAGTCAGTAAACATTCCTAACCAATCTTTGTATCCTGGGATGGTTCCTCACATGATAGAAATCAACATGAAGATATAATCAAATCAGTCGACGTTAGAGTTATTAAAGCTGTTTTTCCTTCTTTCTTTCCTAAAATGTAAGAACAGTTAAATCTTCCTAGTGATATGTATAACGAAACATTGAGAGCATTAACAGATACATCATCACCATTCTTGATGCTAAACAAATAAACTAAGAAGATAGAGATACGAGGTGTTGTAAAAGGAACTGTATTTTCAGGTCATCCCACCAGAACCACATGGGGAAATACCTTAAGAGTTTTATCTTACATAGAATACATCATGTCCAAATTCGATAATCATCATACTGCTTTTGTTTCTGGTGATGACGCTACCATGATAATAGAACGAAAAGATTTAGAAAACGTCATACGCCGTATCCATTAAGTTTATTCTTTCGAAACTTCTGGTATACATGGTTTAGGTTAATAAATAAAAGAAATCATTGTTTCTATGGATAAAATGGACTTTTTATCAAAAACAATCATATTTGGGTCCAATGATTGTTCAGTTACTAGAGATCCTTTCAGAGCTATCTTTTAATCCCATTATTCTAATAAGATAGTAAAATTAAGAAAATATGAGTTTACCAAGGAATAACATCGAGA